ATTAGATATACCTTATCCTTATTTTGTCGTGGGTCAATCTGGAAGAATCCACAGGCACTTGTGCGGTATCCAAAGTCAATTCCACAATAAGTGGGTAGGTCTGGGTTAAACTTGAGTCTTTGAATGTGTATGGTGCGGTCAAATGGAAAGACTCTGCCAGAAAATGAGGTGAATTGTGAGCCGAACTCTTGTTGGAATGTTTCATAGGTTAATGTCTTTTTTAACTCCTCTATGTCATCTTTGAAAAATGGAGACTCCCAGCTTGGGTGCTGCCATGATTCCCAATCAGGGAACTCATCTGATTTTCCTCGTTGCCATAAGTCGTATATCCAATTATACCCCTCTGGGGTGGTTGTGAATAATGCCCAGCCGTCTCTGTCGGATAGGGTTGGTCTTAAATACTGCTCCCAAACAATCTTCCTTATCTTTGCTGCTTCTTCAATTACTAAATGGTCTATACCATCTCCAACTAATGACTCTGGTCGGTCTGCTGACTTCACCGATATTTCACTATTTAGACCAGCGAGCTTCATATAGTGTACTGCTCCACTGATCTCTTTTTTGTATGCGATTGGAAGTCTCAGTTTACCGATGATATCCACCTTAATTTCTCGCATAATCTTGTCTGCTAAATCGAGTGTAGGACCAACTATCCATGTTCTCGTATTAGGAGTTAGGATATATGGCAGGATTTCTTTAGCAGCTCCATAACTTTTTCCAGATCTACGGCCTTGAATGTTTACTCGGAATCGAGCAGTTGACTCATGGACAGACTGTTGATTAGGCGAGGGCTGGTACTTGAGGATTTTCCAGAGCTTCTGTTTGTTTAATACTTTTCTTTTCAATGGGTGATTCTTCGTAGCCACACTCTTTAAGTAGTCCCTCGAGGTTGCCTACAAGTTCAAATTCATTACGATCTGATTGACCTAAATATTGCTTACCTAAAAATATGAGCATTGCGTTTGAGCCTTGCTCTGCTGTTTTCCATTGGAGCTGGCGAAGTTTTATCTTCATACTCTCTCGTCCACGCTCGATTTCTTCTCTAAATTTTGTACGGATAGTCGTTTCGCTGCAATTATGCAATCTTGCTATCTCTACCGTTGAACAACCAAAGCTTGAAAGCATCTCTACTTTGTCTGCATCTATGGCTGATATGCCTGCCTTTTTTTTAGTCATAGAAAATCCTATAATAGTTTCAGTAACTAAGGATTAGACTACATCAAATAGAACCCAACACTTACGGATTGCCCTTCTCCAGTAGGTTTTAGCTGAAGATTCAGATATTTCCAGCGTGTCTGCTATGGTGGGGAAGCTGTGGGACTTTAGGCGCATTTTGAACACCTGGAGTTCTCGCTCAGATAGGTTGTCGTATGCTTTGTGAGCTGAGAGTTGCCAATGGCGCATGTGCGGTTCGATTAGGCCACTGCGGAAGATGGCAAGCTTGCGGTAGAATTCGTCCCCGAGTTCGATTGAGTCTATGAGTCTTTCATAGTCTTTTGCTGTGATTATAGGCCAGTCCATTATTGTACCGTGGTTAGTTGGTTAAAAATTGGAAAAAAAATTTGCACAGTGAATCTGTCGCAACGATTCCAGGCTCCTTGTGGATCGGATTTCGGGGCGGGAATGAGCCAGAAATTTAGACCGAAAAGAATCAATTGTTCGCACCCCATAGAGGGGAATGTATGAGATAGGTAGATAATAGGCAAAATATACTGTGAAATTCGTGGAAAATCCTCGTTTCGGTTTCATTCGTTTAAACGGACACCCTCCAAAATTTCTTCACAGATATTTCACCCCATATATATATGTAATAATACCTATTGCATTAATTTAATTATATAGCTAAGTTTCACCATGTTAAACAATAAAAGAAAAGGAATAAGCAAGATGAAAACATTAACAACCATTCTAAAATATTACTTCGGCGTGTGTTATGTGGTGGGCGTTGTATTAATGATGTATGCAATGACCATAAACGAAACCGGGTTATTCTATGGGTTATCCATTGCAATGATCCCGGTCTGTTTTATATGGTATATGCTTTGCGAAGGGGTGTAACCATGAAACGGTTATCGATAACCCGCGCTTTGGGTATGCAATGGGCTGCGCTAAGTGTTGACCCAAATTTAGATAAATTGCGCGAATCGATTACAAGCGCGGTAAAATTGAATGGGCCGGAATATCCGAAGGGCGGCGCGGTATACTATGCGCTTAAGTTCCTACGGTTTATGGAATCTGGCAACCCGGAATTTACCCTATTCACCAAAGGCAATTCAAAATTGCCATTTCTAAGCTGGTCCACCCTTCCCGGGGTGAATTGCCCCGGGGCGGGGCCGTGCCTTCTTTTCTGTTATTCCTTCAAAGCATGGAGATATCCGGCCGCGTATTTTAGGCAATTACAAAACACCATATTGGAAAGGCATAACCCGGAAGTAATCCGCGCTGAATTAGACCGGATTTTATCCCTACCTTCATATTCCGGGCGGCGTGTGGATCTTCGTTTATATGTTGATGGGGATTTCCCAAACTTAGATATAATGACAAATTGGTTTAATACCCTCGAGGACCGTCCAAGGGTTGCCGCCTATGGTTACAGTAAGAGTTTACCCATGTTTCACCAATACATTGCGCGGTTTGGCCATATACCGGGAAATTATGCGCTAAACGGTTCGAAGGGTGGAAAATATGACCATGTTTTAAAATCAATGGAAGGTTACCCATTTTTCCGGGGAACCTATGAAGGGTTCAATTTAGGCCGTAAAATCACACCAATGGACATGACCAGCGCCGAAAAAAGAGAAATTAGAAAAATGGCCGGATCTGGCCGGGTGTTTATATGCCCCGGTCCATGCGGCTCTTGTACTTCCATTGGTCATGCGTGCGGAAACTTGGACACATTCAAAAACACGCGAATTATTACACCAATTCATTAAACAGGAGAAAACACAATGAATATAAGACACGAAGCAAAAAAAGAAAACAAAACGGTAAAATATAACCCCTCATTAACTGATGAAGAGATGATGGAATTGGCAGCGCTTGGAATGGTTATAACTGATTCCCTCCTGGTTAACTTGAATAACGAAGGGGTTCCTGGGTTTACCGACCGAATGGAGGCCGTAAAATCAATGGTGAAATATCTCGAGATTCATGACTATGTAATATGGGAACGCACTAAGTAACACGCCCCACCCCGGGTTGGTTGGATATACATCTAACCGCCCGGGGCTTTTTTTTGGGCTAAAATAAGGAATAAAAGTAAAATGCAGCATAAAATAAAAGTAACAATAAAACAGTCTATTTTCGGTGTTATTTTATGGGAAGTAATAAAAATTACTAAATTTAGCGGATCTGAGCGCCTGGAATTAATTTACCGGGGGGTCGTTTTCAAAAATGCCATTAAAAAAGCAATGGAAACCCGGGAACACAAAACGCCAATAATTTTAGAAATTAGCGGATAAATTGGTATGATCTTTATATTTACAGCCACAGGGTATATGCTGCTTTTATATTTACAGCCACAGGGTATGGCTCATTCTTATATTTGAGCGTGAAGGGTCTTTATATTAACAACGAAAGGGTATGAAGATGAATAAAGAAGAGTATCAAAAAAGGATACAAGACAGATTGCTAAGAGTAACAATCCAACGCCTCGAAGATCAGATTCAAAGTATCTGGGATTTGATAGGTGATTTACAAAAGGGACGGATTGATGCTGAAGATATTCCAGAATGCTATAAAGAAAGTGAGGTGGGATAATGAAACACACTAAAGGAAAATGGGATGATTACCCCCGAAACTGGTATGGATGGAACATAAATTGTCCGATTGATGGTAAAAATGATTACGAAGGAGAGCATGAGGTTTACCAAGCAAACCACCAAATAAACGACAATTTACAGTTGGAAGTTTTATTGTGTGAAACGTGCGGACATGGTGAAGAAAGCAAGGTGGCGCAATGATTGATTACATACTAAACCCATTCGTACTTATCAATACGATGTGGATGATAACGCTTATAATTATAACCCTACTTTGGAGGAAAAGATGAATAAAACAAAAGCAAAAAAAGTGTTTATATGTAGCGCCTGTCAAGAAATCTTGAAGGTGCATCATCTGAACTTTAGCGCAGTAAAGTGTACTAAATGTGATAATGTGATAACAGTCGAACAGATCAAGAGAGAAAGTGAGGTGGAATGATGGAAGATAAAATAAAAGAAGTACAAGCTGAGATAGAAAATTTTCTATTCTGGTTTTACCATAGGAAACATGATGAATCCACAGGCGAAGTAAGGGATCTTTACGATTTCATACACTTTTATGTTAATGAAGTAATGGATTTAGAACAAAGCAAGGCCAAATAGCCTTATATCTATATCCACAGGGTCAGGGTCTATTCACTTTAGTATACTTAGCGCCCTTAAAGTTCCCTTTCTTCCTACGATTAACCTCGGCTACCTTCATATCGTACTTCATCGTTAAGAAACAAGAGCGTAAACCCTCGACTTGGATTTGCGTACCCCAATAAAGCATAGCACCACACAATAAAACCTCATCCTCATCCTCATAGGCTAAACTACAATAATGGTCCAATTCTGGTCTACCGAGTGGACACTTGCTGAAGTTATAGCTAC